GCATTCATCAATTTAAATGCACGTTTAACTGTGCCTCGTGCAAGTACTTTTAATATTTTTGAAGCTAGCCCTTCTTCGATCTGATTGATCTCTTTTAGCATTTTGTTTTCGATTTTGTTTATAGACATAATACTGTTCCTTTGTTATAAATATCAACGTTTTCGCATTTTAGGTGCTTTTGCCATTGTTGATTGCTGAGCTTTCATTGCCTTTTCATGATCAGCTTTTTGATCAGTATGCATCTTACTTAACTTACGTATATAGAAGGTACGTAAATATACAGGCATATGATATATATCAGTGTATGAGAATCCCCCATTACTATGATATATTAGGTCAAATATAGATTCTTGGAATTGTTTTTTATAACTCGGCGTCAGGCCAAAAAAAGTCCAATCCGATGTTAAGTTGACTCGGAAATGTATCTCCGGCCTCTCCAACCGGGACTTCAATAGACATGTTTATTTCTGGAGTAATTGTTTTTAGGAATTGTCTAATTGCTCTAGAATCGATGGCTAATAAGTTTGTATCGACAAATTTTCTTATTTTTGATTTATCATCATCTCCATCTAACTCTACGATAACATGTTTTAACAATGTGGTTAATCCAGCTTCTTTTTTGATTTTTACTAATCCTTTAAGTTCTGCATCAATTTTTGCTTGTTCGCCTTGTGACAACAATTTCAATTTCACTTGTTTTTTACTTGTAGGTAATGTTAATGAAAATGCATTGATACCTTCATCAATTAAAGACCAATCAATCTCTTTGTCTTTAAGATCTGTTAAATCAACAGTATGAGAAATCATTTCATCAGATTCTGGATCAGGGACGGAGATATCATAATCTTTACCATAACCTAATATTCTTGCTGCAATCATAATTGAATTTTTATCACATAACAATATATCATTATAATTGACCTTAGTCATTATAAGGGCTTTAAACAATTTATCTAATACTACTCCTTGTTTAATATATGATTGATTGGTAAGAATATCTTCTTCTTTTGCAGTCATATATTTCATTTCAATAGTTCCGGAACTTAAAATATGATCCTTAGGATATAATTTTCCTTTACTAGGTAGATCTATTATCTCCGTCGGGAAGTCATATGATTCAACTGCCGTTTCTTGATATTGTTCTGTAGCCAATTGTTTTAGCTTTGCATCTGATAATTGTTTTTTTGGGTAATCTTCGTTAACTTTTGTCATTTCTTTCCTTAATAACTATTTAATATAAATATACAGTGTGTGAAAAATCCCGCCCTAAGGCAGGATTCTCAATGATTTTAATTAAAATTAAAATTAAAATTGTAATATTGCGTAATCGTATTTGATTGTCAATTCAATTTGTACTGGATCTTCTGTAGACCAATCCATATCACCAAAACTTGCTGCTGATATAAAGGCGCCTTTTAAAGTCCATTCTTCAACTTTATCACCTACAGGTCCTAATGTATTGAATGTAATGTCTTTCTTATAAAAGTCACTATATCCATCTCTTCCTGTTACTGATTCATGATGAAGTCTAACCCATTCCATTACCGCTTGTGCTCCTGATGGAACTACTGGGTCATATAATGTTACGGTTACATCTTGCCATCTTGTTTTGCCTTTTAACTTTCGCTCAACATTAATATGGTCAAGAATAACTTCTCCTTGATCTAATGATGGTCTTGATGCAGCTTTCACAAGATATGCAGGTATGCCTTCAATGTACATAATAAACCTATTTGCCATTTTAGGCTCATAAGCTGTATAAAATATCTCGGTGGGGTCAAGTAATTCTGCCATCTAATTTTCTCCAATTTATTATAAATATACTAGTCATCCTATTCTGGGAATTAAGCTCCTGTTGGAAGTATATTAAAATCAATAATTATGAATTCTGCTGTCTTAGTAGGTTGTAAGTAAATTGCTCCTGTCATTTTATTTCTGTCGATTACATCTGGTGTGTTATTAGTTTCATCCATTACCACTCTAAATGCATACAATCCTTGTCTTTGTTGTATTCCTTCTAAATAAGGATTAACAGTATTTAAGAATTTACCTCTCGTTTGAGATGTGTTTTGTTCGAATACAAGGTATCTTGATGTAGATGCGATGTATTTCTTCACTTTGATCATTAATCTTCTTACGTTGATTCTATCAAGTGCTGATGAGCGGTCTTGTAGTGTCTTTTGTCCAAATGCAACGATACCTTCTCCAGGGAATTGAGCGATTGGATTAATTTTTCCTTCATACAATGTATCTCTTTCAGCGTGAGTTAATCTGTTTAGTACAGTTACTGCTCCTGTGATACCACCTCTATTTAAACCTGCTGGTGCAAACCATTCAGCTGCAACTCTATCATTAAATGCATATACACTAGGTATCAATGTTGATGCCGGTACCCAAACATTCATTCCTAAATCTGCATCTGGAATTTTAATCCAAGGCCAATATTCAGCAACATAATTTGAATCTCTAGCATCGGCTTTAGCTGTTACAGTTGTTAAAGCTGAACCATATTCAACTGGATCGGCAACAAAGAAACAATCTCCTCTGCTTTCAACCATATTAACTGCCTCTGTAATAACTGGAGCATGATTTGTAAAATTATCAATCAATCCAGGAAGGGCTAACATGTTAATATCATATTCATCTTGATTCTTTAATAATCTAATTGCATCTTTATAAGCATTAATTGATGATGCTGCAGTCATATTAACACCTTGATTATTTATGTTTGATATCTTATCATTAAATAATTGTGGATGTGCTAAATTACCATTACTTGCACCACTAAATGAACCTGATCCAACTTTTGGTAAACTACCTGTTGCACTTGCAACTCTTACTACACCATTTGAATCTAAATAATTTAATGTATTTCTAACTCCTGATACTCTTACATATGATGATCTATTTGCAAATGATCCAGATAATTGAAGGAATGGATCTGTTGATCCGCCATCTCTTAATGAATATACTTGATCACCAATTGCTCTTGCAATGTAATTAGGAGAATTAGGATCTAATGTTAAATTATTAAATTGTTCTAAAATTGTTTTTCTATTAATAGTATCATCACCTCTTCTAATAAGTAATGTAAATGTACCTTTTGCATTATTAACATTTGCAACTTCATATTGAATGTTATTTTCAGTACCGTTAACTAATAAATTGTTTGTTCCAACTGTTCCGGAACTGTTTTGATCGGCTCCATCTGCTAATGTTGTTAATGTAAATGAATTGGCACTTACACCTGATGCAGTAGCTGTTGCTGATGCCGGAGTAAATCCATCACCAATTCTTACCACTGTTAATGTATCAGCATACTTAAGATATTCTTGTGCTGCATAATTAGTTAAATATTTATATGAGCCTTCTACTGCTCCTGAGCCTGATGTAAATGATCCACCAAATTTTTGTAAATATTCTGAATAACTACTTACTACCGTAGGTATTCCTGATTGACCTTTTTGTGTCGGTCCAATCACAGCTGCCCCTATAGCAGCTATACCTGCTGGCAAAAATGATTGATCTACTTCATTTGTAAAGACCCCAGGCGAGATTATTTTTTCAGCCATTGTATTGTTCCTTTATTTGTTTCTTATAAATATTTAACGATTCTGCCAAACATTGATTATGCAGGTGTAAATTCACCTGTTTCTAAATTTAAATTTCCTTGACCGTATTTGGTTTCCATGTCAGTTGTTAAAGTTTTTTCTGACTCTTGTAATTCTGTTAATTCTTTTAATAAACCTGCTTTATATGTATCCAATTCGTTTTTTCTATTTTCCACATATATAAACTCTAGTTCTACTTCTCCAAATTTTACAATTAGTTCAGATGACTTTTGTCTTAATTCTTTGATACTTTCAATATCAACTTTTTCTATTTTTTTATTTTCGCTCATAGCTTCCTTGTTTTTTTGTTATAACTTATATAAATATATAAATTTTATTTTTAATATCCTAATTTTTATATGTTAAATCCACCTTGCGAATAACTATCCGTAGATGACTTAGGCGGGGGATCTGTAACATTTACATTAAATGTTTCTGTTTCTGATTTGAAATTTATTTTTTTTACAGAGAATCTTTTTTCTACTGTAGATGCATGTAATTCAAATGGCATTAGAAGTGTTGCCTTGGTGGTACATGGTAATGTAGCTCTTACAATTCTGTCCTCTCCGGTAGAATTAATTGTTTCAAAACTATAATCTTGTATAAATACTGGAAACTTCCATGTTGTGCCCCATGCAAATCCATTTAATGGCATTATTTGTTCTATAATAGAATTTAATTGTTCTGTATATTCACACCATACAAGTATTTCATATGAAGCATCTATAAATTCTGGTACTGGAGTTACATAATATTCTTTACTAGGCTTTGTTCCTTGTAATACAGAAAATCTATCATACTTGTTTGTTACAGTATGTTTATTTCTATGTACATAATCATTACCATCTGGGTTTTGATTTACTCCTAATGTCTTTAAAGTATCACGTTCTGCAATTGAATTTCGTTTTATGGTAATTAATGGAGTCATTACTTTACCTTTTTCATCATACATAAAACCTTTTGCTTGTATCTGTGACCACTTTTCTCCGTTTGCATATAATATAGGAACATCTATAATAGATTCATTTTCTATGACCTGAGGTTTAATTATATCACGTATATATGACATGAGAGCAAAATCAACATCATAAATTGTACATTTAGGAGTCTTGATAATATCATTATCTCGTCTAGTCTGATAAGCACGATTTGTTTCTGGATTACGTGAAAATGAACTATATGTTTTATCTAATTCTGGTTTACTCATAAATTCCTAGGTAAGTTAGCTTGTTTATTAATTCCACTTCGAACTTCTTGTATATTAAGTCTATTTCTTCTAGTAACATGTGCTTCACATTTAACTGAAATGCTAAGTCCAAATTCTCCTCTTTCTCCTGTTGTAAATCCTATATCTCTATTAGGATTCTTTCCAGCAAAATATTCACTAGCCGATACACTATCAATTTCGTAAAATTCTCCGTCATATCCAATTACGTCACCCGGATCTATTACTATATTCTTATCTTTCAAATCATCACGTAAAAATGCAAATGTTCCGGTTCTACTATAATCTAATCCATAATCATCTGCCGCAGTCGATCTTTCATCTTTTAAGATTAAACAATTCATTTTTAATTTACCATAATAAACTTTATTGTCAGATTCTCCATACATATTTGAATGTGTATTATCTAAATTGAGTTTATAAAATGATACTTCCATATCAATATATTTGTTAATTACTTCTCTATTAACAGATCTCAATAAACTTGCATCTCTTGCTGAACCGAATAGCGCCATAATTATCCTATATATA